AATTTGGCCGATGCGTTTACAGATGACACTGCAAAAAAGACCGGGAAGTCATCTCGCGGAGTGAGGCGTGATGTCGCCCGTGGGGAGATCAACGACATCGCTGACGCGATCGGTACGTCCCTTGATCAAGGCGATGAAATCGATGCGCTGATTGGTTTGCCGGCAGATGATCGCGCCAGGCTGATCGAGCGCGCCAAGGCGGGCGAAAAGGTCAGCGCCAAAAACGAATCCAAGAAGGTTAGACGCGAAGCGAAAGAGCAGTCGCTTGCCGCTGCCACTAAAGCAGCATTCGAGTTTTTTGGCGTCAAACTCTACAACGTCATTTACGCCGATCCGCCGTGGAAGTTCGAACCGTATTCGCAAGATACGGGGATGGATCGATCGGCCGACAATCATTATCCGACGATGGATATCGACGGCATCAAGGCCATCAAGGTGCCCGCAGCCGACGACGCTGTTTTGTTTCTCTGGGCCACGGTGCCGATGCTTCCGCAAGCGCTCGATGTCATGGATTCATGGGGGTTTGCCTACGTCAGCAATTACGTCTGGGTGAAAGACAGAATCGGTACGGGCTACTGGGGCCGCAACAAGCATGAACTGTTACTGATCGGCACGCGCGGAAACATTCCGGCCCCGGCGCAGGGTACGCAGCCGATTTCAGCGATCCTTGCTCCGACCGACCGGCACAGCGCCAAGCCTCCTGAGTTCAGGCAAATCATCGAATCAATGTTTCCGAACCTGCCACGGCTGGAGATGTTCGCGCGCGGCGAAGTCGCTGGATGGGACACGTTTGGGAACGAAACAGAAGAAGCCGCTTAACTAACCCCGCGCGGTTTTAGTCCAGCGTACCGCGCGGTTTCACATGAAACAAAAAGGATACCCAATGGACCACAGCACAAAACTCGCATTGATCGAAGCCGTGCAGCCCGACATCGCGCCGATTAGCGATCAAGTTTCTGACCTTTTGAACGAGTCGATCGAAAAAATCGCGTCCAACATGGTGGGCGAACTCGAGGCGCTGCGGCAGAACGCAACGGCACTCGAAACCCAGCTACTGGCCGCAGCGGCTGGCGCCAAGGCTTCCATCAACAAGCTCCGCGAGCTCCATACCCAGATCGCCGACGAGGCCAGGCGCGGGCAGGAAGTCTGCCGCAAGGTGAGCGACAGCATCGAGAAGATTGCGTGAATGATGACCCCATCCCATCGCGGCCTCTGGCTCATGCCCGGCCTCAACGAGCGGCTGGCCGAACTGCACGCGCTAGACGGCGTGGATCATATGACCATGAGCGAGATCGCGAAAGCACTCTCGATCGAGTTCGGGCTCGAATTGACCAAGAACAGCGTGATCGGCCGATCGCATCGGCTGAAGCTGGAACTGCGAGACAATGTGCCGTTCACGCGAAAGAAGGTGGAGAAGAAAATGAGACCACGCCGAGTTGATGCGCCGATCCCACCGCCAGAGCCAGCTGACGAAACGCTGACGATCTACCAGCTGCGCGAGGGCGATTGCCACTGGCCATTGGGCGAGATGACCGACTATCCGCCGTTCCGCTATTGCGGCAAGGTGTCCTTGTTTGGCCGGCCCTATTGCAAGGGGCATTCGAGGGTTGCCTACAACGTGCCGCGGGTGGATTGGGCATGAGGGCCGTTGTCGATCTTAGCGGCAAACGGTTTGGCTCGCTCGTCGTGCTGCGACGTGGCGCGCGGCTTTACGAATACTCAACGAATGCCTGCTGGGTCGTTCGCTGCGATTGCGGGATTGAAAAGACCATTCATGGGCCGACGCTGACGCGCGGCAGGGCGAGATCGTGCCGGGTAGGTGACCATCACTGGGGCAAGGGGCGCGTCGTGGCGAGGGTGTTAGCGTGAGACGCAACTGGATGCCCCTATACGTCCCCGACTTCCTCGCCGACACCGTGCACCTGACGGCGGCGGAGACCGGCGCGTATCTTTGCCTGATCATGGATTACTGGATGCATGACGGGCTTCCGGACGACGACCGCAAGCTGGCGCAGATCGCGCGGGTGCCGATCAAGTCTTGGCGGCAGATGCGGCCGACGATCGCGGCGTTCTTCCGTGACGGCTGGCGCCACAAGCGGATCGACGCGGAGTTGGAAAAGATGATCACGACGATGACCAGGCGGCACACCGCGGCCGTCAAGGCGGGCACCATGTCGGTGATCTCAAGGGAGAGAAATCGGCAACGAAACGTTCAACGTCAGCTCAACGATTCGTTGCCTCAACGTTCAACGTCTGACCAACGCAGCGTCAACCACACTACCAAGAAAGAAAGAATAACTACTACTACCTCTGAAGCTGCGCGCGAGGTTCCACCTGTGGATAACCCCGAAAACCCCGAAAAACCCCCGCCTGAACCCGCGGAAACGCCGGCTGGCTCTCCAGCGAAGGGGGCAAATCTGGCTGCATCTCCCGAACTTTTGGCAACCCTTGCGAGGAAATACCGATGAACGAAAAGCTGCAGAAGGTTTCCATAATCCCACAGGACGACCCGCCGGCACCGTCAGTCACGCCGCTGGACATGCTGAACCGGGCCGTCATGTCCGGCGCCGACATGGCCATGATCGAGAAGCTGATGGCCTTGCATGAGCGCTGGGACGCCAACCAGGCACGCAAGGCGTTTGACGAAGCGGTGGCGGCTGCCAAGAAGCAGATACCGCCGATCCAGCGCAACGTGGCCGGCCACAACGCCAAGAAATACGCGGATTTTGCCGCAATCGCCAAGGTTGTCGATCCAATCATCGGCGCGCACGGGCTGTCGTATAGGTTCCGCACCGTGCAGAACGATCGCATCAGCGTGACGTGCATCCTGTCGCACAAGGCAGGCCACGCCGAGGAAACCACGCTGTCAGGGCCGGCAGACACCAGCGGCAACAAGAACGCGATCCAGGCCATTGGCTCGACCCTGACCTACCTGCAACGCTACTCGCTGGTGCAGATGCTGGGTCTGGCCGCTGGCAATGACGATGACGGCAAGGCGGCCGGCGACGGTGAGGCTATCACGCAGGAACAGTTAGACAAACTCGTTGACCTGGCCGACGAGGTTGCCGCCGACAAGCGACTGTTCTGCGAGTATCTCAAGGTCGCAAGCATGGCCGATATCCAGGCCAGGGACTTCGACCGCGCGGTAGCTGCCCTCAACAAAAAGAGGGCAAAATGAGCGGCGATCGTGAGTTTTCGGTTTATCAGTTTTTCCCGGATGAAAGCTCCGAGCGGGTGCTGTCGTTTGTCGACGCCGAAACCGCAGTGAAGATGGCAGAACAATTGACCCGCAGCGTCGGCGGTCGGCTCGGCACCACGCGGCGCATCATCATCACCGATGGCGGCGACTGCACCGTGTTTGAGTGGAAGCATGGCGAGGGCATCACGTATCCGACCGAGGAAATGCGGAGGCAAGCATGAGCGAGGAAATCATCCAGGGATCGGACCAATGGAAAGCCATTCGCCTCGGCAAAGTTACCGCATCCCGCGTAGCCGACGTGATGGCGCGCACCAAGAGCGGCTACGGCGCCAGCCGCGCCAACTATGCCGCGCAGATCATCGCCGAGCGACTGACCGGTCATCCCATTGAAAGCTCGTTCACCACCCCAGCAATGCAGCACGGCGTCGACACCGAACCGGAAGCAAGGAATGCCTACCAGTTCTATCATGGCGTCACCGTCGACCAGGTGGCATTCGTGCAGCATCCCACAATCGCGGATGTAGGCTGTTCACCTGACGGGCTGGTCGGCGACGATGGGCTGGTCGAGATCAAATGCCCGAACACCGCAACCCATCTGGAAACCCTGCTCGGCCAGACCGTGCCAGGCAAATACGAAACCCAAATCCAGTTTCAGATGGCGTGCACCGGCCGCCAATTCTGCGATTTCATCTCGTATGATCCACGGATGCCGGAACAGATGCGGATGTTCGTCAGGCGCGTGTATCGCGACGACCAGAGGATTGCCGAACTGGAAACCGAGGTGGTGGCATTCCTCAAGGAAATCAAAAGCCGGATCGAGCAGCTGGAAGCCATCTACGGCGAGAAGGCTGCGGCATGACCGACGCCAAACGAACCTGGTCAGAGCTCGGAGCGGTCACGCAAGCCGCGCTGCGCTGCAAGGAACCGGCGTTCTGGGCGTTTCTGAAGGAAAACAATTTTATCAGTTGGAAGATCGAAAACGAGGATGCAGCCGCCGTGGCCGTGCGCGCTATCTGTGAGGTGGAGTCCCGCAGCAGACTGGCCGATCATTCCGAAGCGCAGGCGATCTGGTACGACCTCGACAGCCTGTTTCAGGCATGGCTGGCACGGGAACGATGATGGCATCACCCTGGTACGTCGTCCTGACCGCCGCCCAGCAGGAAGTCACCACCGTCTGGCGCCTGCACCAGCTCGGGCTCGAGATGTTCACGCCCGTCCTGCGCCGCCGCATCCGCACCGGTCGCGTCCACAAGGGCCGCGCCATCACCCGCCTGGTCATCCGGCCCATGTTCCCGTCCTACGGGTTCGTGCGCCAAAGTGAGGGTTGCGACGTCAACGCCATCCTCGGCGTCCGTGGCGTTCGCGACCTGCTTCGCAACGAGCGTGGCGAAATTGCCACACTGCCGCACCAGGCCATCCTCGCCATCCATGCCACCCAGCAACGGGAATTGGAAGAATTCACCGCCTCGCACCGCCGCGGCAAACGCTTCGCCACCAACCTCAAGCCAGGCCAGCGGGTCAGGGTCGACGATGGCGGTGTCTACTCGGGCATGGTCGCAGAGGTCGATCGCATCGATGCGCGTGGTCGCGTGGAAGTCCTGTTCGGCATGATCCGGCACACGCTGCCGATCGACATGGTGAGGGCGTCGTGAGTGCTTGCGTGATCTGTGGAACATCTTTTCAGAAAGCCGGAGTCGGAAGTGGAAAGGTAAACACTTGTTCCATGCTGTGTCGCGCGGAACGTGCCGTTGATCGCTATTTTGGAGATCGGCAGCGTGTGCGAGTTTGCGTTACTTGTGGAAAAAAGTTTTCAAATGGTGGTCATGGTAGATACAAAAATTGTTCAGCGGAATGTTCTGCTGCATACCGAGTAATCTCCGAAAGAGATCGTCGGCGGCGATACAATGAAGAAAATCGTGAACGTCGTCGTGTCTATGATCGCGAATATCTAAAACTTCATCCCGACCGACATGCCAAGTGGGCCAGGGACAATCCCGAGAAGGTAGCTATAAATCA